CACGGCAACCTATCCACGCCCCACTTCAGCTCCAGCTTGCTCACCGCCTCGTCGTAATCATGCAACGCCTGTTGCATACGACGCTCGGCTGCCTCAGTAGGCGCATAGTAAGCCTTGTTTGGTTTCCTTGGTCGTCTAGCCATTCGTCACTCCCTGTGCGCACATGCGATGAGGCGATCCCTTATAGGGGATCGCATCGCACGCACGTGTGCGGTCATCACATGCGATGGACGTGCGATGGGATTTTTTCATCGCACATTTTCCTCTATCTGCTTGTTAATCCACACTTTGTCATCCTCAATCACAATCACACCCTTCTCCTGCAATGGCGCACGCGCATCCCTGCGCTTCGCCGGGGTCAAATCGGGCGCTTTTTGCTTGTGAAGCTCGTGCCAGCGGCTCACCGACATCTTGGTTGCCTTCATATCGACCAGCCCATTCCTGAGTGCTTGCAGGGCGATTAGCTGGCGCTCCGACAGCTTGGCCCCGCGCCTCTTCTCGGCCTGCTCTGTCGGCATCAGGATGGCGCTGCTGTCGTCGATCAACTGGATCGGCGTCAGCTCGTAGGTCGTGTCGGGTGCCGGCTCCGCATCCTTCTGCTTCTCGACCTTCAGCGTCAGGATCGCCTCGGACGCAGTCATAGCCAGAACCGTGTCAGACAGCCCCAGAAGCGCCGTGGAGCCGCGCATGCCCCTCGCGGCATCCTTACCACTGTGATGCACCGCAAGGACGGCACAGCCGGCGTGTCGCTGGATTACGCCGCACATCTCACCGAATTGCCCCATCGCCGTGGCGTCGTTCTCGTCTGACCCGGTGCTGGCCAGTGTCCGGGCGACCGTGTCGATGACGATCACGCTGAATTGCACACCGAAATTGTCAATGGTGCGCAGCAGCTTCTCCAGATCTGGCGCTTCAAGGATCTTCACAGCCATTGGCAGCACGTGAAAATCTGTGACGCCGTGCGCATTATAGTGCGCCTGCCACGACCTTACACGTTTCCCCAATCCCCCCACGCCCTCTGCGGCTAGGTACAGCACAGCTCCGGGCTTTGTAGCACGACCGTGCCACGGCATGCCGTGCGCCACTGACAGGGCAATGTCGATTGACAGGAAGCTCTTACCAATGCCGGGCGCACCGTACAGCACAGCAAAGCCGTGCGCTGTTAATAGACCATCCACCAGCCACTCAACCGGCGGCATGTTTCTGAGGTAGTCGAGACTGTACGTTTCGAACACGTCCGGCTTGTCCTCCGGCTCCGCTGGCTCCGGCTCCGCCGCTATGGGCGGCGTCGCCCTCACCAGCTCCATCAGTTGGCGTGTATCGCCACCCTTGAACAGCCAGTCAACCACATCATCCTTCTCAGCGCCCGGCAGATCCACGCGCTTGATGGCATTGGCCGTGCCGTACAGTTGGCTGATGACCACATCCGCGTGCGCCCTGCCGGCATCATCATTGTCGGGCAGCACGATGACGTTGCGGCCTTTGAAATACTGGTTCAGCTCCGGCTTCCAGTTCTTTGCGCCGCCGTGATTGGTGGTTGCCACCAGCCCCAGTTGGATCAGCCGCTCGGCTGCCTTCTCACCCTCGGTCACAAACACCGGCGCGTCCGGGTTCTGGATCATGCCCACCAGATTGTACGGCAGCGCCTCAACGTCGTTCAGGTTATACAGCCACCCGCCCTTGTCGTCGGGCCGGCGCTGCCTGAACGTCTTCGGCTCAAACCTTTGCACCTGATAGCGCAGCACGCCGTCACTGTCGTAATAGTCATACTGCTTGGCCAGATACTTTGCCGGCGTCAGCGCCTTCTGCTGCTGTGGCTGGATCCCAAACTTGTCGGCCAGCACGTCAGACATGCCGCCATTGAGACTGGCCGGCTCATTGAGGCGCACAAGGTCGATCACCCCGCCGCCCGTGTTCATCTCATGATCGAACCAAGTACCCTTGCGCAGATCCACGCTGAAGCTGCCGTGCGTCCCCCAACGCAGCTCGGTGCCTCGCTTGCTTGTCGGCTCACCCTTGTAGTGCCGGGCCACCTGTTCGATGTAGCTTGCGATATTCGTCATCTAAATCCCCATTCTCCCGCCCCCAAAAATGTTGGCTGGTGCCAGCCGGGAGACAACTGGCACCAGCCTCACGCGCTAGAACAGGTCGCTACCAGACGCCGCCGGAGGTTGCGGCGCAGGTTCTGCCTGCGCGGGTGCCGCCGCTGGGGAGGCAGCAGCAAAAGCGTCAGCGTCGATCCACTGCGTGATCGGCGCAAACTTTGGAGCCTTAAACACCAGCTCACCCTTGGGTGTGTTGATGGTCACGCGCTCGGTGCCTTCGATGGTCACCACCGGCACCTTGCCGGGATTTGCATCCTTGCCGGCAAGGTACATGTCGTGCAGCTTGTTCATCGACTGCTTGACCACCTTCGACGAGCTGGACCACTCACGCACTGCGAGATCCTTGTTGTAGACGCGGATCCTGAAGCCCTCATTGTGGTCCGCCGATGGCTTGGCCGGCTTTGCGTCGCCGAGCTTGACCATCTGAAAGTCCGGGCCATTGGCAAAGGACATCCAGCCAACCTCGATGCCCTCCATATCCATCGCAATGCTGATGGGGTAAGGCATCTCAGCGTCTGACTTGGACCACGTCCCGTCGGGCTGCTGCTGCCGCTCCTGCCGCACAAAGTCTCCGCTCTGTGCGCTGTATTTGATGATAGGCAGGAAGTCGCCCCCGCCGCCGTTGCTCTCTGTAAAACCTAACGCCATTGTTTTCTCCTGAACGTTAACGGTTACTGTTTTGGCTGATCACTGTCAGCCGCTCTATTGGATAGTAGGCACAAACATCCAGATCCTGTGGATCATTCCTGTCTGACCTACCACCCGGATTTACCGTAAAGGCGTCGTCGAAATTCACTCTCGCAATACAGTCACGGTAAAACAAAATTAAATAACACGGCAAGTTGGTCGCCTCCGCCAGCATCCGCGCGTGGATGACCTTCGACAGGCTGATCATCACCGTGGGGTAGGTGTTCATCTCACAATTCCGGGTCTTGACCTCGGCGAACGCAATCGGGTGGCCGTTTTGCCGCAGCAACCAGTCCAGCCGATACTGGATCGGCAGCTTGTAAACCTCGTAGCCGTGTTCGGCCAGCGCGTCAGCGACCAGCCGCTCGTTGGCGATGTCGCGCTCAGTCTCGTACTTGGGTCGCATCGTCTGCCTCTTTGATTGCGTACAAGATCCGCGCCGCCACCTGCGGCACGATGCTGTTGCCTAGCTGTTTAAGTCGGTGTACCCGACGGGGTATCCCATTAGCCACTCGACCCAATTCGGGTTCAGGCTTCCACCAAAATGCGCCGTTAAACTGTTGCTCTTGCCGGTCGGCCTGATGTCCTTGTTTGTCTTCGCCTCCGACGCAATCGGCGTTGGCCACAATTTCGCCGCAGTCTGCAAATCTATTCCGCGCTTCTGTCCGCTGTCTCTGCGCTGCACCGTCGATTGATTGACCACCAGATCGGCTGACCTCGGCCCCCTGTCGCTGGCATCCGGCGTGGGCCACATCCGCACTGCCCCACCGAGTGTTGTGCCGCGATTGGTTCCGATTGTCTTGCCTTGACCCCTCACTTGCGGGTTGTCCTGCGTCGTCGCTGTGGGCCACAACCCAGACCCTGTCTCGTCTGTGCGGGGCATCTGCGGCGACAGCCGGAATAACGTAGCACCGGCTGGCGTAGCCTGCGGCTTCCAAGTCAGATAGCACCGTGTCGAGGCCCATAGAGATGTGGCCAGCAACGTTCTCTCCAATGACCCAGCGGGGCCGGACAGCTTGGATAACTCTAAGCATTTCCGGCCAGAGGTGTCGGTCATCTTGATCGCCTCGTCTGACCCCGGCAAGCGAGAAGGGCTGGCAGGGATATCCCCCTGTGATGACGTCAACCATTCCTCTAAATCTATCTGCGTCATTGGCCAACTCCCTGATGTCCCGGATGATCTCTGTGTCAGGCCAGTGCTTCCGCAAGACCCTCTGCGCGTGTTCGTCATATTCACAGAACGCGACAGTCTCAAAGCCGCCGACCAGCTTCTCGCCAGCGTAGCTGAAGCCGCCGATCCCAGCGAATAGGTCAAGCATCCGCAGCATGAGCCAGCACCTCCCGAATGATCGTCATGCAAGTCTCGGTGTCCATCTCCACCGCGTAACCCCAGTCGAGCGTCACGTCATCGCGCATGCCGATGTTGCCGTGCGGATGACCCAGATCGATCAGCACTTGTGCCGGCATGCGCCACCGCCACGGCGCTCTATCGTATTTGTAGACTAGCAGGGGCTGCTTGTAGGCAGCTCTTGCTGCTGCCGTCACCTGATCCCACCAAGCCGGCTTTGCGCTGGTGCCTTTGGCGTATGCCTTGCACTCAATCAAAAAGGGAAAATCCCACGCTGCGGTGTTATCGCAGATCAGGTCGCCCCTGTCGCCCTGCCTGTATTGATCAAGATCTCTTTTGAAGGCCACGCCCAGCTCTTCCAGCAGGCAAGCGGCAACGGCGTACTCGAATGAGCGTCCTTTTGTGCGGCTGTTAACCATTGCGCCTTGCCAGCTCCAGCATCGTGGCACGCGCCAGATCGTCGTCTGTCGCCTTCTCCAGACGCCGGGTCAGCCCCTCGTCGAGGATCTCGTCAGCCAAAGATGACAGGCTTCTGTGCGCCGACAGCTCCAGCGCAGCCCTCAGTTTGTCGTGCGTGGATCGCCGCAAACGTAGGTGGACATTGGGATTGATGGACATCGGATCACCTTTTTTCAAAAAATATACACAACCACCCTTGTACCATTCTGGTTTAGTGTGTATATAACAAATGAGAGTTAGTTTTAAGCAAGGGAGACAGAGATGACCACACTGCTCGACAAGATTGACCGCTTCTCGGTTGAGGTGATTTGGCAGGAAGACCGCGAGGCCGCTGTCGATCTGGGCGTCGTTATTGATTGCCTGCATCAGGACATGCCAGACCCTGCCGACGACGCACATGCAGCCTCAAGCCTGATCAATACAATTTGTGATGATCGTCCGCTGCTTGAGCCTTGGATCGACATCATCATCGCAGAAATCAAAAAGGCGGCGGCCTAACGGCCCCGCCCCCACCATCGAAGGGAGACACCGATGACCGACCACCAGACCCACCTTCCGAACTGCGGCCCAGTCGCCGTCGCCTATGCCGTCCGCGCCGATATTGACCCCGCTCGCTTTGGCCGCGTTGACAGCAGCTACGTCAACGACGTGATGCGCCACATGAAGGCCACCTTCAACAAGGGCGCTCGCTGGCAGGGCCGCAGCAGCCTCTCGCAGCTTTGCAAGATGCTCGACCTGTACGGCATCAAGCGCAAGGCCGCACGCCGCGTCTCTGGCTACAGCCTCAAGCGTTGGGTCGATATGGAGACCCGCGCCGGTCGCAGCTACATCGTCCGCACCGGAGGCCATTTCCAGTTCGTCCGTGGCGGCTTGGTCAGCGACCAGTACGAGACCGCCGCAGCCGATGACTTTCATCTGGGCCGCAAGCGCGTGACCCACGTCGTCGAGATCATCGAGCGTGAGCGCGACGACAGCTTTGCTCAAGAACTGTTTAGCAACGGAGCGGCGGCCTAACGGCCCCGCCCCCACCGGGAGATCATCATGACACAATACATCGCTTACTACCGCGTCAGCACCCAGCGCCAAGGCCAGTCGGGCCTTGGCTTGGATGCTCAACGCGCCGCCGTCGCTGGTTACGACATCATCGCCGAATATACAGAGGTTGAGAGCGGCAAGAAGGCGCAGCGCCCGGAGCTGGCCGCTGCCCTCGCCCACGCCAAAGAGACTGGCGCGACCCTGCTGATCGCCAAGCTCGACCGCCTCGCGCGTAACGTGCATTTCATTACCGGCTTGCTTGAAGCCGGCGTGCCTATCGTCTGCGCCGACATGCCAGAGGCCGACCGCACATTCCTTCAGATGGCGGCTGTGTTCGCCGAATGGGAAGGTCGCCGCATCTCGGAGCGCACCAAGGCAGCTCTCGCCGCAGCGAAAGCACGCGGCACAAAGCTGGGTTCTCCCTGCCCAGCCAAGGGTGGCGCTGCCACCGCCGGCATTCGCCGCGACGCGACCGACAAGGTTGCGCCGCAGGCGATGCCGGTCATCACAGCATTGCGCAATGCAGGCCAGAGCCTGCGTGCAATAGCGTCGGCATTGAACGATGCCGGCATTCCCACCGCAATGGGCCGGCAGTGGCACGCCAGCTCAGTGCGTAACCTGATCAACGCATAGGAGGTTTCAATGCGTAGCATGATCATCGACTTTGTCGGCATGTTGTTTCTGGCAACACTGCTGATCGTCTTCGGCACTAATGCCGTCACAACTGAATGGAACGTATGGGCGCTGATCGCCAAATTTGGAGGTGCAATGTAATGACTGAATATTCATCTGTCGTCGAGCAAATGGACAAACTTGTAATGCGGGGCCAAAAATTCTGTCCTGAGTTTCATCAACTGCTTTCTAACCTGCGCGCCGCAAGCAATGAGATTGGCGACCTGCGGGGCGAAGCTGAAAGCCTCAGAGATCAGAACAGTCAACTGTTCGAGCTGACCTATAGGGGGTGGATGAAGCGGCAGGCCGAGGCCAGAAAGTTCAAGCGGCAAGTCGGCATCTGGCGCGCCAAGGCCAAGCGCCTCGAAGGCAAGCGGGAGGCAAGCTGATGGTCGGCAAACTCACACCCGACGGGCAGCTCTCAGCCAGCCGGATCCCGGTCCTGCTGAACGCCTCGCCCTACGCGACGCCCAACGAATTGCTACAAGAGATGATCGACATCGACAATGGCGGCGAGAAGCAGCACCTGCCGCAGAACGACGCGATGTTCTGGGGCGACACGCTGGAGCCAACCATTCTGCGGGAGGCGGCAAACCGCCTCTCGCTCACCGACGTTGATGTCGATATCAATGTACCGTACCAGCACAAGGATCTGCCACTGGCCGCGTCGCTCGACGGCAGGGCCACCGGCACCGGGCTGCTGAAGGCAGAACCGGAGCGCAATATCTACATGCCGCAGGGCGGCACGATAGAGACTGCCGGCAGGGTCGGGGTGCTGGAGGCCAAGGTAACGTCCTCAATGCCCTCAGAGCGGCCCCTGTGGTCGCGCGGCCCCCTACAGCTACAGGCGCAGCTCATGTGCTATCCTGACGCAACGTGGGGCTGTGTAGCCACCTTGTATCAGGGGACCGCCCTGTACCTGTACCTGTACCGCCCGGACCCGGTCGTGCAGATGCAGATCCGCGACGCCGTCCTCGACTTTGAGCGCCGCAGGAAGGAGCTGGACTACTACCCGGCCTACTCTCCGGGCGATGCCAGCATCGTCTACAGCTCGGTATCGACAGAGTACCCGCCAGTCGAGATCGACCCGGACGCAGACGCCGACGCGCAGATCGCTCTGGAGCAGCTCGTGCTGGCACAGCGCAACAAGGCAATGGCCGAGGAAGACATCAGCGACGCCACCACTACGCTGATGGAGCATATCGGCAACAAGCCCGGTGCCTACGGGCTGGTCGGCAACACAAAATACTTTGTGAAGTGGCCGAGCCGCACCTACAAGGCGCAGCCTGAGAAGGTGGTGCCGGCAAAGCCTGAGCGCACGATGCGCAGCAAAACACTGACCATCAAGGAGATCGACTGATGCAGACCCTCACAACACAGCAGCAGGCTGTCTATGACGTGATTGCCCAGCACCAGCAGGAACACGGCTACACGCCCACCCTGCGCACCATAGGCGAGATGATGGGCATCAGCCAATTTACCGCGCGGGTGCATCTCGAAAAGGTCATACAGAAAGATAGGGCTAGACGTGTCGGCACCCGTCACATAGAGTTGATGTGATCTGTTGTAGATCTTTCTCCTTGTGACCTGACCCGGTGGCTTGAAACCACCGGGTCTTTTTTTATTGACGCGCCGCCACAAAATCCCCATATATTGAATTGTTGGAGGAACACGACAGTGTTTTTCAAAGAGGCGCGGGGCAACCTGCGCCTCTTTTTTTATTTCTTTTCCTTGATGCTGGACGCCAAGCCGCCGCCAAAGTAGAAGCCGACGATGCCAAGCATGATCTCGCCCAGCCACATCGACGACGCGAAGTCCTTTGCCGCCTCGACGTTGGCCATATCAATCACACCGTACAGCGCGCCGACCACACCGTTCGCCATAATGAACAGGAACATCGCCGTGAACATCAGCGCGATGTACCGCTGCGCCAGCTTGAATGGCTGGTAGGCGGCAAGCAGATCTGTCTTCGCCTTGCTCTTCGCCGCGACCTCTTCCTCGGTCGTCACAACCATATCATCGATCAGGCTCATGCCCTGTTGGATGACATCCTTGCTCCCAAGGATCTTTGCCAATACTGCAAACATTATTGCCATTCTCCTGTCTCTAATTGCTTGGCCATCTCTCGTGCGCGATTGCCAACCTGCTTTGCCCAGCGGCTGTCCAGTAGCTCCCTGCTGGCGACCAGCATGTGGCCGTCTGCCATCGCCGCGTGGTGCCTGACGAACCTGTCATAGCGCGGCTTGCCCAGATTAAATAGCAGGCTCAACACCACCGCGCGGCGCGCGTCGTTGAGATCCTTGAACCAGTCATAGGTCATCGCCTCAGACATGCAGCGGTTGATATCGTTACGCAATAGGTAATCAATTTCGTCATCGCTCAGGCCGTTGTCGTCGAGGTTTCTGCCCACGCCAATGGTCAGCTTGCCGACCGTGTCCTTGTACGGCTTGTGGCGCACGCCCTCGTGGTGGCGCAGCATCTTGATCAGCTTATCCATTCCGCGTCTCCATAATAATGGCCACAGCCTTTGCCCAGCTATCGGCCTCCAGATCCGGCGTCTCGAACCAGCCCGGCTGACGCCTCTGGCTTAATTGGTTGACGCAGCACGCCGCCTGAAAATGTACCTTGCGCTGGTCGATGGCGCAATGCGCCAAGATATCGAATTGATCCAGCGTGGGCAGCACCTTCTTGAAGCGACCGCAACCGTTCTGAAACTGATATGCGTTGCGCCGCTTCTCTCTGGTCCGCAGGTTGCCGCTCTTCACCTGCACGCGCATGAACGTGTCGCCCTCGTTATTCCACGCGACCAGATCGACCGCATCTTGCTGTGCCGGGGAGACGCGCCACCCAAGGCTGAGGATGGCAGCGGCGGTGATATACTCACCAATCAGCCCGGTCGTGGTTGCGGATCCTGTCACAGTCTCCCCTGCGCATGTAGGACAAGAGCAATGAGCGATCCTAATACAGCAAGGCAACACAGTACAAATGCGCCAATTATCACAGCTTCGACGATCTTCTTGCGCTTGGCTGCGGCGGCAGCTTCGGACTGCCGCCTAGCCACGCGCGCGTCGGCTTGGAATTTTTGCCAGTCGTGCCAGAGGCCCGGACGCCCTTGATAGATCATCAATTCCTTCAGAGCCTGTTCTTGCTGTTTTATTTTTTCCAGCCCAAGGAAGGCCTCGAGATCCGACCCGCTGCCATTCTTGTTGGCTTTCTTCTCCAGCTTTTCTTTTGCGCCAACAAAAGACGCGACCGCCGACGCGGCGTCAGCGATCTCCTTGCCATTGCTAATGGCAGTCTTCAGAATTCCGAAGGCCGCATTGGCTGCGGCGATTTCTGCCAGCACTAGCGCCTCGTCACAAGGACAAGGATCGCGATTAGCAGGCCGACCTGTAATAGGTCAATCAGCGGTATCGCCACCATCATATCGCCCCGTCAGTTTCTTGATCGTTTCGGTTTCCCAAATTCGGATCAGCACCCAGACGCCGGTAAACAGCGCCACAATATTCGGAGCCATATCAAAATAGGCCGCGGCGGTCCCAGTCCCGGCGGCCACATCAACTACAATTTTTTGTTCCTCTGGCATCACGCAAACCCCCTCGCTGGCGTTGTTGGCGGTATAATCGTGTCGCCGCCATCCTCCAAATGCTGGATAAGCGTGTCGGCTTTGTCGGACAGCTTGCGAAGGTTGGCGTGGTATCCAGCGACAGCCGCCATTTCGGGATAATCGTTGCCGTCATCGTCGGTCAGGGTGTTGCCGGTAGGCGCATAGATGCTGCCAATCTCGTCCACCCGCACCCAGTTGGTGGCCCGAATGACATCATTGTCATCCTCGTCCTGCGTGATGATGCTGTGCGGATACACGGTTTCTGTGCCGGTGACGTTGCCGTCATCGTCATAGGTGTCCCGCGTTTCGCTTGGGCCTTTCAGTGCGGCAATCAGAGCGGCCCTGTCGGCTACTTTGAGATACCAGTCAACCTGTGGCGGCGGGATGTCTTCAATGTCATCAGTCATCGCTTAGACTCTCAAGAGTTTCATCAGGTAAGCGGCGTGGATAGTAGGAAAACCTGCTTATGTGACCGCAGATAAATGAACTGTTGCCCCTGAAAGAGCCAAACGCAAGCTCGTCAACAGCTTGCATTGTGCCTGATGTGTCAGTTGCGACGGCATCGCCATTGTCGCTTCCGGCGTAACTGTTTTCCTTAAAGGCAATCGCCGTAGTCAAATCAGAGCCAAGCGTGTAACTGCCCAAGTTAAGACTAGATTCGGCAGTGCCGCCGCTGTTTGCCACAATAGGATTAATTATTTGAGACGAATTGATGGTTAGGTCAATGCGAGGCGCACTAGAACCATCCTGATTAAACATCCACACCCTAGCGGTACCATCTTGGTCGTGATTACCACTGCACACTACCGTCCCCTCGCTGGGGTTGTACTGCTCGAATGGGTACAGTTCTCGGACGCTTACGTTGTCAAAGCTGGCAGTGTGTGTGCCTGTTGATATACAGGTAAGCCAAAGCCTAAAGTTGGTAGCGTCGGACATTGTAAAATCAAATGTCTTTGTGCCGCTTGATGTAAAGATACTGCTGCCAAGTGTTGCTGAATTAGTGTCATCGTAAA